GCGCGAGGTCGCCGGCCGCGTGGCGGGGCGCGACAGCCATGTCTACGTGACGGGGCGCGATCTGCGGGCATCGCTGCGGGCGCAGTGCGACGGCGAGGTCAAGTCAGAATCCGGGACGGGCATGGTACGGTGCCGGGCGCCCGTCATGATGACGCCGGAGCAGCGCGTTGTGCGGATGGTCGGCGGCGTGCCGAAGTACCCGCGCGTGCTGTGCGGACGCTGCCGGGCCAGGGAGGAGGGCCGTCGGCACAAGGCCGAGGCGGAGGAGTAAGGGCCGACCCGCTCCGGGGTCGTCGACCCCGACGGGGCGGGCGGTGGTGGGATAGGGGGAGCATCGTGTCTGACGAATCCGAGGAGAGGGAGTTGGCCGAGTACGAGGGCCGGTTCGACTTCGACGGCCTGCAGTTCCGGCGGCTGCGCAACGGCAACAAGATCCGGGTCATCGTCGAGTGCGAGTACGACGAGGAGGCGATGGCGGAACTGGCCAAGCTGGTCGACCGGACGGTCGACGTGCGGATCGTGGAGCGTGTGCCGGCGAAGACGGCGGCGGAGGTCGAGGAGGAGGCGCAGGAGGAGATCGACTTCGGGGGCGATGGCGCCGGCGAGACCGTTGCATCCGGGGTCGAGGCGGGGTAAGATCGGCGGTCGGCCATGCAGAACCTGCTGGACCTGGGGACGCACATCATCGGGGTTGACCCAGGATCGCGGAGCCTCGGCGTGGCCCTGGTCGACGGCGCGGGCCGGCCGCTACGGAGCTGGTCGGTCCGTCCGTCGGGTCGGACTCCGATGCTGGATCGGCAGCGGTACGTCGCCGGCGCGCTCCGCACGATCTTCGGCACCTTGGCGCACGAGTATCCGGGGGCCGCCGTCATCGTGGAGGACGGGATTCCGCGCTATCGGGATGTACCGGCCGTGCCGAGCGTCATCGGCACCCTGGGCGAGATGCGCGGGATCATCATGGCCGAGGCGTGGCGCGCGGGGCTGCGGGTGCGCAAGATGAGCCCGCTAACGTGGAAGTGCCGGCTATCGAAGGCCGAGCGGGCCATGAAGAAGGGGGCCGACTATGTCGCCTACTGGCGCGGCGTCCTGGGGCACGACTTCCGGTCGCCGGACGCGGTGGACGCGGCCCTGATGGCGAGGAGGGCATCGGAATGAGGTTCTGGAGTGCCTTCGCCGAGCGGTATGACGCGTGGTACTCGGGCGAGACCGTGGCCAGGGAGGACGCCCGCATCGACGCGGCGCCGCGAGGCCATGCTCAAGGCGGCCAGGACTGACGAGGAGCGGCACATGGCGGCGGTCGACACGGCCATGGTCCGCATCTACCTGACGTTCACGCCGGAGCAGGCCAAGGTGGTGCGCGGAGTCCTGGGGAAGCAGCCGGCGGTCAAGCTCTACGAGATTTGCGCGGGCCTGGCGGGCGGGTCGGGGGCGGCGTAGGATAGGGGCATGGGTGCTGGTAACAGCAAGAAGGGCAAGCCGAAGCCGCGAGGACGCGCGGGCGGCACGCCGGCGAGCTGGAAGAAGGGCCAGAGCGGCAACCCGAAGGGGCGGCCACGCCAGGGCACGTCGGCCCTGGAGATCGCCAGGCGGATCGGCGACGAGAAGTTGAAGCTCGGCCAGGGCCGCGGCGAGGTCACGATGATCGACGCCCTGATCCGCAAGCTTTACCAGTTGGCCATCGACCGCGATGACATGGCGGCGGCCCGGCTGGTGCTGTCGTACCGGGACGGGCACCCGGTGACGCCGATCTCCGGCGTGGAAGACGCGCCCCTGCGGTTCGTCCTGGAGAAGATCGGCGATCATGGCGTGGCAGCTGCGGATTCCGGGAACGGGCGGTGAGATCGACCTGACGGATCGGCAGAGCCAGGCCCTGGACCTGCTGTCGACCCGCGATCGAGTCCTGCTGTACGGGGGATCGCGCAGCGGCAAGACCGTCGTCATCCTGATTCGGCTACTCCTGCTGATGCTGGAGCACCCCGGCGTGCGGATGTTCGCCGGACGGTGGCGAGCCATCCACGCCAAGATGTCGCTGTGGGAGCAGACGCTGTTGCCGATGCTGCGCGAGCGCCTGCGCCTGCCGGCCAGCAGCTACGACATCAACGGCAGCGAGATGGTCCTGACATTGCGCAACGGCAGCTCGCTGTGGGTCGGCGGCTTCGATGACAAGGAGCGAGTCGAGAAGTTGTTCGGCCAGGAATACCTGTGCGGGTTCCTGAATGAGATCAGCCAGATCAGCTACGACGCCTACCTGATAATGATGACGCGCCTGGCCCAGCGAGGTGAGGGCCTGCGCAACGCGGTCTACTGCGACTGCAACCCGCCGTCGCCGCAGCACTGGGCGCACCGCGTGTTCATCGAGGGCGTGGAGCCGCGGTCACGGCAGCCATTCAAGGAGCCGGGCCGCTATGGCGCGATGCTGATGAACCCGATGGATCACACGGCGCACTTGCCGACGCATTACCTGGAGCAGCTGGATGACCTGTCGCCGGCACAGCGGCGCCGCATGAAGTTCGGCGAGTGGGTGCAGCCCGAGGGCTCGGTGTTTGACGGATTCACGGAATCCGATATAATCGAGTCGGGCGCCGTCCCGCCGTTTGACGACTTCACCGTCGGAGTAGACTTCGGCATGGAAGGGGCGGCCGTCCTGGTGGGGTGGCGAGGCGATGAAGTCTGTGCGCTCGACTCCTGCGGCGGCTACGGTCTCACGGCGAGCGCGCTCAACGCCAAGATCGTCGAGATGTGCGCCCACAACTGGACGCTGCCTCCGGCGGGCGAGGACGACGACGGGCCTTTCTGGCTGTCTGGTGGTCGGGCCTGGCGGGGCCAGGCCGGCGGGGCGCGCCTGCGGCAACCGCCGTCCATGGACTACGTGGCCTACTGCGATCCCTCGGGCGGGGAGCGCATCCAGGAGATCGCCAACGGGGTCGAGGCCAACAACGCCGTGGAGCCAGGCCTGGACTGGCTCAGCATGCAGATCGAGCGCGGGCACTTTAAAGCCAGCCGGCGGGCGACGGGTTTGCTCGGGGAGATCTTCGACTACCGCCGCGACGTGGACACGGGCAAGATCATCAAGGAAGCCGACCATTTCTGTGACGCGCTGCGCTACGGCTCGTTCAGCCGGGCGGCCCGGCCGATGCCGCGACTGAGGACGGTGTGAAGATGCGACTGATCGACCGCCTGATCTCCGATCCGGTGCGGCGCGCCGTGGAGGCCGCCCTGGTGACGAAGGCCATCAGCCCGAAAGACCCGACGCTGCGGCGCATCTTCGGGTGGGGCGACGAGAAGAAGGATCTGACGCGGCCGTACACGCAGCTGCCCGTCGTCTATGCGTGCGTCAGCGCCATTGCGCACGCCGTGGCGCAGGTGCCGTTCGTCATCAGCCGCAGCGGTTCTGGGGATGTGGTCGGCAACGCGCGCGCCGCCAGGGCGCTTGGCCTGCCGGGCGTCGCGGTCAAGTACCTGATCCTGGTCAAAGCGGCATCGGGGGTGCCCATCCCGCCGACACACCCGGCGGCCCGGCTGTTCGCCGCGCCCAACCCCTACCTGTCGCCCTGGCAACTGTGGGAGGCGTGCGTCATCAACGTCGAGCTGAGCGGCGAGGCGTTCGTGGCCAAAGATCCCGCCTCGCGGGACGGTGTGCCGGCGGCGCTGTGGCCGCTACCTCCGGCGGATATCAGGGAGCGCCTGGACGACGCGGGACGGCTGCTCGGATGGGACTGGCACACATCCAAGGGCACCGTGCCGATTGCGGCGTCCATGATGATCCAGCCGAAGCTGTTCAACCCTTACAACGCGATCCGCGGCCTGGCGCCGCTACGGGCGCTAGACGTGACGACCGACAGCATGTGGTCAGCCATGCGCCTGAACCGCGAGGCGTTCAAGCGGGACATCGCGCCGGGGACTATCTTCACGACCGACCAGACGCTGACCGAGGCGCAGTACGAGCGGATGCACCACGAGCTGGTCGCCTCGCGCCAGGGGCTCGAGCACGCCGGCGAGGCCCTGCTGTTGGAGGCGGGGCTCAAGGCCGGCAACGCGCGCCTGGCCAACAAGGACATGCAGTTCCTGGAGCTGTTGGGCTACTCGCGCGAAGACGTGATGATGGTCTTCAAGGTGCCGAAGGCCGAGCTGTCGATGGACGATCAGGTCAACCGGGCGTCGAGCTACAGCAGCTCGCTGATCTTCATGAAGAAGACCGTCATGCCGACGGCGGCCATGCTGGCGCACATCTTCAACGTCGCCCTGCTGAACGCGATCGGCCTGGAGGGCCGCTTCGACTTCTCCGGCGTTGACATCCTGGTCAACGAGCTGGAGGCCAAGGCCAACGCCGTGACGGCCTACCACAAGGTGGGGGTACCCTTCGATCTCATCAATGAGCGCATGGAGTTGGGCTTCCCGGAGTTCGAGGGCTCCGACCAGCCGTTCGGGGGCCAGCCGCAGGGGCCTGCCGTGCCGCCTCCGCCGGCCGATGGGGATGAGGAGCCGGGGCCGCCGGCGAAGCGGCAGAAGGCGGGGTTTGATCTCGACAACGCTCTGGCGCGGTATCGTGACGAAATCTGGAAGCGGGCCACGGCGCCGGTGTTCGCGCAGCAGGGCCGCATGACGGCCTGGCTGCGGACCTACTTCGGCAAGGGCGCTGCTCGGGCCAGGCGCACCATCCACGGCGTCGAGGACGTCGACCGCGTGTGGGCGGACGTGCTGCCGGAGGCGGAGCTGCGGGCCGGTGCCGAGCGCTACATCGGGGCCGCCATCGAGATCGGTGCCGAGCGGGCGCCTCGCCGGCGGAAGCGGTTCGAGGACGACGACCTGCTGCGGGGGATCCTGCAGCGGCGCACGGTGCAGATCACGACCATCGCCGAGACCGTGCGCCAGGAGCTCACCGACGCCATCCGGTCCATGATCGGCGAGGCCGCCGACGAGGGCTGGACCGAGGATCAGCGCCTGGAGCGCGTGGCGGAGATCATCGGCGACCAGTTCGACGGGGCCAGCAACCGCGCCAGGACCATCGCCCGGACAGAGTTGCATGGGGCCTTCGCCGAGGGCGAGTTCGTGACGCTGGACGCCATGGACGACCAGCCCACGCACAAGGAATGGATCACCAGCCGCGACGCCCTGGTGCGGGACGAGCACGATATCGACGGGGAGATCGTGGAGTGGGGCGAGGCTTTCAGCAACGGCCTTCAGTACCCGATGGACCCGGCGGGCGACGCGGCGAACGTCATCAACTGCCGCTGCGTCATGAATCCGATCTGGGGTGGCAAAGCC